GGATCGCGTGATCGCCGCCTGGCCGCTCGATCGATGGGCGCGCGCAAAGCGGCGCGACGGCGAGGCGATGTTCGTCGCCGTGCAGCAGCTCATCCAGCAGGGCGTCGTGCGCGGCGAGCCGTGCTGGTGGTTCCCGGCGCAGAAGCTGAACGTCGCACGGTGAAGAAGAATCTGCCCACCAAGAAGCGGCAGAGCTCCGGCCCTCGCCAGGCGCGGGCAACTCAACCGCAACCAGGAGGTTCACTGGCGAAGACAAAGGCGACGCGACCTGGCGAGGTTGCCGGAGCCATCGACACCGCCGCGGTGCGCGAGGCGATCGGCGCGAAGAAAGTGCCGGCGGTGCTGCTGTCGTTCCAGCAGAAGTGGGTCGCCGATAAGGCCGACGTCGCCGTGTGGCGCAAGACGCGTCGCTGCGGCGCGTCGTGGACGGACGCGTCGCGCAAGACGCTGCTCGCCGCATCGGAGACCGACGCCGGCGGCATGGACGGCCTCTACATCGGCTACAGCGAGGACATGGCGCGCGAGTACATCGACGACTGCGCCATGTGGGCGAAGGCGTATTCGCTCGCCGCCGGCGAGGTGGCCGAGACGGTGTTCGACGGCGGCGACGAGATGGGCGACAAGCGCCACATCAAGGCGTTCCGCATCGAGTTTTCATCGGGCTACAAGATCCTCGCGCTCAGCTCGCGCCCGCGATCGCTGCGCGGCAAGCAGGGCGACGTGACGATCGACGAGGCGGCGTTCCACGATGACCTGGCGGGCCTGCTCAAGGCGGCGCTCGCGATGATGATCTGGGGCGGCCGCGTGCGCATCTTGAGCTCGCACAACGGCGAGGACAACCCGTTCAACGTGCTCTGCAAGGAGATCGAGGCCGGCAAGGTGCCCTACTCGCTGCACACGACCACGTTCGCCCAGGCGCTCGACGACGGGCTCTACGAGCGCGTGAAGCTGGTGATGGGCGACAGGCTCAAGGAGAAGACGCGCGAGGAGTGGGAGGCGAAGGTGCGCGGCCTGTATGGCGAGGGCGCGGCCGAGGAGCTGGACTGCATCCCGTCGATGGGCTCGGGCGTCTATATCCCGCGCACGATCGTCGAGCGCTGCCAGCGCGGGCCGGAGCTCTGCCGCGTGATCCGCTGGACGAAGCCCGCCGAGTGGATGTTCAGCGAGCGGCGCCTGGAAGAGACCGATGAGTGGATTCGCGACGTGCTCAAGCCCGCGGTCGACGCGCTCAATGCGGAGGCGCGCCACGTGAAGGGCCGCGACTTCGGCCGCTCGGGAGATCTCTCGGTGGATCGCGTGCTCGAGGATCTCGGCGCAGGGCGCTGGCGCGCGGTGATCACCATCGAGCTGCGCGCGCTGCCGTTCGACGTGCAGGAGAAGGTCGACACCTGGCTCGTCGAGAACCTGCCGCACTTCCACCACGCGAAATACGACGCGCGCGGCAACGGGCAGCAGCTCGCCGAGGCGGCACTCCTCAAGCACGGGCCAGCGCGCGTCGAGTGCGTGATGGCGACGGCGAAGTGGTACGCCGAGCACTTCGCCTCGTACAAGGGCGCGCTCGAGTCGCAGTTCTGCGAGCTGCCGAAGGACGAGGACGAGCTCACCGATCACCGGCGCATCGTGCTGAAGGCGGGCTACCCGACGATGGACGAGGGCAAAGACAAGGGCTCGGACAAGAAGCAGCGCCACGGCGATCGCGCGATCGCCTCGGTGCTCGCCTGGGCGGCGACGCAGGCGGAAGGACAGCCGCCGGCCGGCGCGTCCATCGAGCCGCGCGAGGACTTCGGATTGCCGGAAGCGATGCGCGGCCGCCGCCGCGCCACGATGAATTTGCGGAGAGCTGCATGACACCTGAAGACACGTTCTGGCTCGACGCCGCAGGCGCGACGCCCGATAAAGCCGTGCGCCTGGCGGAGGCTGCCGGCGCGACGATCGATCCTGACGAGGCGAACTGGCGCCCGCTCACTGGCAACCCGACGCGCGACCTGCCGATGATCACGCAGGAGCACATGAACCGGGTGGCGCACTGGCTCTGGGAACAGAACCCGCTCGCCAACCGGATCATCGAGCTGCCGATCGCCTACCTCCTCTCGGAGGGCGTGAAGCTCACCGTGCCGGATGACGAGATGCAGAAGGTGCTCTCGGATTTCTGGACCGATCCGATCAACGACATGGACATCAAGCTGCCGAAGAAGGTGCGCGAGCTCGCGCTCTTCGGCGAGCAGTGCTACCCGACATACGTGAACGAGGTCGACGGCAAGGTGCGGATCTCGTACCTCGACCCGGTGCTGATCGACCACATCGCGACCGACCCGGACAACCGCGAGCAGCCGATCGGCGTCGTCACCAAGCTCGACAAGAAGGGGCGCCGCTATCACTTCCGCGTGATCATCAACGGCCCCGAGAGCGTGTTCACGCAGGCGACGCAGGCGCTGCGCGCGAAATACACCGACGGCGACTGCTTCTACTTTCGCGTGAACGATCTCGCCGGCGGCACGCGCGGCCGCTCGGATCTCCTGCACCAGGCCGACTGGCTCGACATCTACGACCAGTTCCTCTTCGGCGAGAGCGAGCGCTACAGCCTGCTGCGCTCGCTCGTGTGGGACCTCACGGTGAAGAACGCCAACAAGGCCGCGGTCGATGCGCGCGCGAAAGAGTTCAACCTGCCCAAATCCGGCGGCGTGTACGTGCACAACGATTCCGAGGTGCTCGAGCCGAAGGTGCCGGATCTCAAGGCGCAGGACACGACGCTCGGCGCGCGGCTCCTGCGCAACCACATGCTCGGCGGTGCGTCGATCCCCGAGCATTGGTTCGGCGGCGGCGGCGATGTGAACCGCGCGACCGCGGCCGAGATGGGCGATCCGGCGTTCAAGGTGCTCGCCATGCGCCAGCGCGTGTGGAAGCACATCCTGGAGTCGATCGCGCGCTACGTGATGCGCCAGGCGAAGCGCGCCGACGGCGCGGAGATCGACTTCTCCGACCCGGATTTCGTGCCGGTCGCGATCTTCCCCGAGCTGGTGAGCGCGGATCTCTCCAAGCTCGGCGCCGCGTTCTCGCAGGTGGTGGTGGGCTGCGCCGCCGCGCTGATGAACGGCTTCCTGTCGAAGAAGACCTGCATCGAGATGATCGGCTCGATCGCCGGGCGCTTCGGCCTGGAGATCGACCCCCAGGCCGAGCTCGAGCAGGCGGTGAAGGATCTCGCCGACGCGAAGGCGGCCGACGTCTACTCGACCGGCGCGGGCGCCGCTGAACCGGCGCCTGGTGGCGGCGGCGGTGGCGCCCCGGCAGGGACGGGCGACGCGGGTGGCGGCGTCGAGTAAAGGCCCCGGCCCGTGTGCCACTTGGTTTGCAGGAAGTCGGGGGTCGGCGACGTCAAAAATCGGCTACAGGCCGTCGCGCCAAGATCGACGCGGCGGGCTGAGGACGCCCCGACCCACGCGGGAAGGGGTCAGACCCCTGTTAAGACCCCCTTAAATCGCGTCCACGGGCATTCTGGCGGGGTCGACCGGCCGAGCCGACCTGGCCGCGGAACCCCGATTTCAGGGTTTTGCAGCCGGCGGCTGCAGTTTGTGCGGCGCGAAAGCGGGAACCGGCAACCGCCGGGCACCCCGTGAGCCCAGCCGAACGCGACCAGCTGTTCGCCAGGGCGCGCGCCGTGATCGCGCGCGAGCAGACCGGCCTCATGACCGGCACGCGCGACGACATGTTCGTGCTGCTGCGCGAGGCGCAGAAGGCGGTGACCGAGATCCTGGCGTCCGCGCCGTCGGACTATCAGCGCTGGTCGCTGCCGCAGCTGCAGGCGCAGATCAGCCAGGCGATCGATGACCTCAACCGCAAGGGCGCGGCGGAAGCCTCGAGCGCTGCGCTCGACGCCTGGTCGAACGGGCAGCAGTCGATCGACTCGCCGCTCGAGCGCGGGGGCGTGCGCATCCAGACCGCGCTGCCGGCGGTCGACACGGTGCAGCTCGGCGCGATGCGTGCCTTCATGGTCGATCGCATCAAGGACATCGGCGTCGACGCGATGGCGAAGATCTCGGCGGAGCTCGGCCTGGTGGTGATCGGCGCGCAGTCGCCCTCCGAGGCGATCGGCGTGGTGCGCCTCCTGCTCGGCGAGCGCTCGCGCGATCGCGCACGCACGATCGTCGGCACCGAGCTCGGGCGCTTGTATGAGACCGCGTCGCAGGAGCGAAAGCTCCAGGCCACGCAGATCCTGCCGGGCCTGAAGAAACAGTGGCGCCGCTCGGGCAAGCTGCACCCGCGCCTGCACCACGACCTCGCCGACGGCCAGATCCAGGCGGTCGACGCGCCGTTCACACTGCACCCGTTCGGCAAATCTGTCGTGCGCCTCATGTACCCGAAAGACCCGGCGGCGCCGGCGGGCGAGACGATCAACTGCGGCTGCACCTCGATCCCGTACATGGCGAGCTGGGAAGTTCGCAACCCCGGCCGCGTGCCGGGCTCGCCGCTCCTCGACGACGGCGAGCTCGTCGCCGACATCCTCGCGCGACAACCGAAACCGAAAGTCACCGCATGAGCTCAAAGCGCAAGACCTACGACACGCTCGGCCGCCGCATCCTCGCGCTGCTCGAGCCCGAGTGCGGCGGCCCGAGGAAGCTCAACGTGCTGCGCGGATTGCCAGGCGCGACACCGAAGCGCGTCGACCGCACTCTCGCGCGCCTGGTGCGCAGCCGAACGATCGTTCGGCGCGGCGAGCGGCGCGGGCTCACGTTCGCGCTTCCACGGCAGGACAAGAGGACAAAGGCGACGGTCTAAGCGCCGCGGCGTACAGTAGCTGCCGGGGAGGGGCAGCTATGGCGATCGACGCGACAGGCGAGGCGGACGACGACGACTCTGCGCACGAGTTCGGCGCGGCACATACCGCGCTGAAGCTGGAGACGTTGCGCAGTTACCTGCCGGCATACACGACTGCGCTGCAGAGCCGGTTCTTCCTGCATTACATCGACGCGTTCGCCGGCACAGGCATGTGCAATATCAAAGTGGGCGGCGAGCAGATCGAGATCCCCGGCTCGGCATCGATCGCGATCGAGTGTTCGCCGCCCTTCCATCGCATGGTGTTTATCGAAAAATCCCGGCGCCGAGCTCGGGCGCTGGAGCGGTTGAAGCAACGCGCCGCGGATCGGCGGATCGACATCGTGAAGGATGATGCGAACGTGGCCCTGCCGGCGCAGCTGCGCTCGCTAAACCGCGGCGACCGCGCCGTGGTGTTCCTCGATCCATACGGCATGCAAGTCGAATGGCAGACGATCTGCGACGTCGCCGCCTCCAAGATTGCAGACGTCTGGTATCTCTTTCCATTGAGCGGGCTCTATCGCCAGGCTTCGCTACGTGCGGACGACATCGACGATGACAAGGCAGCCGCCTTGACACGTATCCTCGGCACCGATGAATGGCGAACCGCGTTCTACGAGCGGCCGCTCATCGAGGACATGTTCACCAGGGCGTCGGACATTCGCACGGCCAAGGTGCCGCAGATGGTTGCGTTCGTGAAGAAGCGCCTCGAGCTCGTGTTTCCGAGCGTCGTCGACCCGAAGCTGCTCTACCAGGTCAAGAAGTCAGGCAAGCAGGGTGCGCCGCTGTTCGCGCTGTTCTTCGCCGTGTCGAATCCGTCGCACGCGGCGCGAGCCCTGGCTCTCAGGTTCGCGAAGAGCGTGCTTTAAGCAGCGGCGAGCGGGAAGTCGTCCCAGGTGCGACCGTCGAGCACGCGCCCGGCTTTCTTCTTGCCCATGTTGGCGACCATGATGCGGTCGCCGTTCGAGAGGAACAGCGTCTTGCTCGCGTAGCCGTTCACCTGGTGCGGCTTCACCTCGCGCCAGTTGCCGTGCTGCTTGAAGTGGAAATTGATGCCGGCCTCGAGGCATTGGTCGCGCAGCGCTCTCGGCCACTCGGGATTCATCGGCCGCGCCTTGCCGCCGCTCTCGCCGCCGGCGATGATCCAGTCGACCAGGCGCAGCTCGCCGCGGCGCGCGAGCGAGATCCAGGCTGAGAGGTCGACGGCGCCGAGCAGCGGCTCGCAACTGAGGAAGAGCACCTTCGCCGGATTGCCGGCGAGCTGGTGCATGCGCTTGTCGAACCACTTCTGATTCTCGGCTGTCGCGCCGAGCCAGATGTTGTGCGGCCACGCGTCACCGTAGGGGGCGAGCTCGCGCACCTTGTGCGGCCGCTTCGTGAGGAGCAGCCAGTCGAGGCGCGGCGTCGCGTCGATTAGCTTCCACAGGCGCTCGCGCTTGCCGTCGAGATCCCGGCGGTCTTCGAAGACGTCGGCCATCGATGCGCAGAAGACGCGCTCGCGCTGGCCGTCGCGCAGCGCGGCGTTCCAGGCGAGCGGCTGCTTCCAGTAGTTGTCGGAGGGCTCGCGCCGGGGCGCGTTCGGACCCCAGACGTCGGCGCCGACGCGCCGCGCCCAGGTCTCTGCGTAGCAGTGCTTGCAACCAGGTGAGACTTTCGTACAGCCCCACCACGGGTTGAACGTGTGGTGCGTCCACTCGATCGCTGAGTTCTTCGCCATGTTCCGAGCTCCCGACCTCCACCCTCCTCAGGGCGAGCGATTCTAAGCCCGAAAGCACGCGGCGACTTTTGGCACGCGTTGACGCCATCGCGCGGCCGGTGCAGGCTAGAACTCCCCGTCTGTCATCCCGCCCTGAAGCCCTTCAGGGTTAAGCGTTCTTCCCTCCGTCCCTACAGTCGCGGCTGCGCAATCACGCAGCGGCTTCCAGGCCGCACGAAATTTTCCGGGAGATCAGATGGCGACGAAGGTGATGCCGCACAAGAGGATCGATGCTGCCGAAGCGCTGAAGGCGCTTGGCGCGAAGCTGAAGGACGTCAAGGTGCAGGTGGCGACGCCGAAGAAGGTGAAGGGCGAGGACGGCATCGAGCGCCCCGGCTTCGACGTGCGCATGGAGTCGCTCTCCGAGCGGCACGTGCACTCGGCGAAGAAGTGGGCGAACGGCCAGGTCACCATCACCACGATCGACGGCAAGCGCTACCCCGAGGGTGCGAGCACGCCGGCGGTCGATGCGGAAGAAGTCGAGGCCGACGCCTAGCCGGTAGATGGACGTCACCAAGACCGAAAACGGCATGCAGTTCCCGGCGCAGGCGTATGCCTACGTGCCGGATGCCAAGTCGCCCGCGACCTGGAAGCTCAGGCTGTGGGAGACGCCCGAGTCGAAGGTGACCGCGGCGCAGGTCGGCCGCGCGGTGGCGGCGCTCGGCAAGGGCTTCCGCGGCAAGACCGTGCAGATCCCCGAGACCGATCGCGCCGGCGTCGTCGCCAAGGTGCGCGCCGCCTGGGACTCGATCCACGGCGGCAAGGCGGCGCTTCCTGCAGCTCTCAAGGAAGCCGCCACCACCGAGCTGCAGCAGATCGCGGATCTCGTGTGCGACGCCCTGGGCGACAAGTTCCAGGCCGACGCCGCGGTGAAGGGCGCGTATGAGCCTTGGGGCGTCGAGGCGCTCTTCCCCGAGCGCGTGATCGTGTACCAGGACGGCCGCTACTGGAGCTTTCCGTACACGCTCGGCGACGACAACGGCGTGACACTCGGCGCCGCGCAGGAAGTGGTGGAGAACTTCACCCCGGTCGCGAGCTCGGCGGTGACCGAAGCCGCGGCAGACCCCGACGCGCAGCTGCTGGAAGCCGACGAGAACGGCAAGCAGTGGGAGGTGCGGATCATCAGCGCCGGCGCCTCGAAGAACAAGTGGTACTACCCCGACGAGACGCTGCGCCAGGCAGCGCCGCTCCTTGAGGGTGTGCGCGTTTTCATCAAGGGCGACGAGGAACACCTCGCCGGCAAGGGCAAGCATCCGTCGAACATCGTCGGCTGGATCTCGGCGCCGCGCTTCGTCGCGGGCGCGAAGCCCGACCAGGGCGAGCTGCGCGGCAAGATGAACATCGCCGCCGGCTTCAGCGCGCTGCGCGAGACGCTGGTCGATGCCTGGAAGCGCGGCAAGCGCAACCTGGTGGGCCTGTCGATCGACGCGCTCGCCAAGACGGAGCCCGTGCGCGAAGGCGTGCGCCTGGTTCGCTCGATCACCTCTTTCAAGTCCGTAGACCTCATCGTCGATCCGAGCGCCGGCGGCGCGCTGGTTCGACTCATCGAAGCCGCCCAGGAGCAAGACCCGATGAAGGAACAGATGATCGCGGCCATCAAGGCCAAGAAGCCCGGCTTCGACGCGTCGACCCTCACCGACGCGCAGATCCTCGAGGCGTACAACGAAGTCATGAAGCCGGTGCCGGCGAACGATCGCCAGGACGGGCCTGCGATGACGCGCCGCGAGTTCGACGAGGCGATGGCGCACCAGCGCCTGCTCGAGTCGGCCAAGGCGCGCATCAACCGCACCACGCTGCCCGAGCCCTCGAAGGAGCAGCTCATCGCTCGCTTCGCCAAGCTGCAGACGTTCACCGAGAAGGACGTCGACGACGAGATCAAGGCGGAGCGCGACCACGTCGTGCGCATCGCCGAGTCGCTCGGCGCCGACGCCGGCAAGGTGCGGCTCGCCGCCGGCGACATCCAGGTGGGCGACCGCTCGAAGCAGATCACGCACATGCTGGACGCGTTCTTCAACCCGGACGGCAAGGACGCCGAGGGCAAGGCTTACCCGCGCGTCACCTCGATCAAGGAGTGCTACATCGAGATGACCGGCGACCGCCGCGTCACCGGCCGCATGGAGAACGTCGACCGCACACGTCTCGCCGAATCGACAGGCAGCACGGAGATCCGCGAAGGTCTCGACACGACCGCGTTCTCGAACGTGCTCGGCTCCTCGATCACCCGCCGCATGGTGGCCGACTACAACAACGTCAGCGAGTACGACGGCTGGAAGCAGATCGTCGGCACGCCGGTGCCGCTGTCTGACTTCCGCCAGCAGATCCGCGTGCGCTTCGGCGGCTACGGCGACCTGCCGATCGTCAACCAGGGCGGCGTCTACACGGCGCTCGCCAGCCCGACCGACGAGGCGCCGACCTACACGCCGGCGAAGCGCGGCGGCACGGAAGACATCACGCTGGAGATGATCAAGAACGACGATGTCGGCGCGGTGCGCCGCATCCCGGTGCGCATGTCGCGCTCGGCGAAGAGGACGCTTGCCAAGTTCGTGTTCGACATGCTGCGCAACCCGCCGGTGCTCTACGACGGCGTGGCGTTCTTCCACGCGACGCATGGCAACCTCGGCTCGACCGCCTTCTCCGCGGCCGAGTACGGCGTGGTGCGCATCGCGATGGCGAAGCAGACCGAGCTCAACTCGGCCGACCGCCTCGGGATCTACCCCTCGCTCATCGTCTACCCGCTCGATCTGCAGGAGACGGTGTGGAACGCCTTCCAGCGCAACACCAACCTGGACAAGACGTTCATCCAGCAGCTCAACCCGACGCTCATCCCGGTGTGGTACTGGACCGACACGAACGACTGGGTGGCGATGGCGAGCCCGAGCGACATCCCGACCATCGAGATCGGCTTCCTCGACGGCCAGGAGGAGCCGCAGCTGTTCGTGCAGGACATGCCGAACGTGGGCTCGATGTTCTCGAACGACAAGCTGACCTACAAGATGCGCCACATCTACGGCGGCGCCCCGCTCGATTTCCGCGGCGCTTACAAGGAAGTCGTCTAGCGCACTCAATACCTCACCACGGGCGCACCAGGAGCACCCGCCAGCCGCCCAGGGAGCGATCCCTGGGCGGTGAAGCGGCCCGAGGCGAGACCGACCACCACCAGGAGAACCGACCTTGAAACGACTGTCCGCACTCTTCACAGCTCTCGCGATCGCCGCGGCGGTCGCGCTCGCCCCAAGCTCCAGCCGCGATGCGCAAGCCGCAACACCGAACGTCTCGGTCGGTGCGGGCCAGGTGATGGTGATGCCGTTCCATATCACCGGCACCACCACGGCCACCACCACCGGCTCGGTGAAGTTCAACATGCCGCAGCCGTGCGACCTGATCGGCGCCGGCGCCTCCGCGCGCACCGCCTCGGGCACGCTCACCGTCGACATCCTGAACGGCGGCGCGACCCTCATGTCCTCGGCGATCGCGATCAACACCTCGGCGACCTGGACCGAGGGCACGATCGGCACGGCCGCGATCGCGGATGAGTCGGCGATCACCGTGAACCTCACGCCCGCGGGCGCGACGGCGACGTTCACCGACGTCACGCTCGTGATGACTTGCGCGCGGAAGTAACGGCAACCCGCACAGACCCTCGACAAGAAGGGGCGGGTACCCAACCATGACCGCCCTCGGCTGGCTCCTCCTCCTCGGGATCGTCGTGGCATTCGCTGCCACGGCGCTGCGCTAGATGCTGGCTGACTACGAGCAGCTCGTCACCGATCTCATCCGCGACGACGCGGGGAAGATCGTGCTCGCCGAGAAGGACCGCGCGATCCAGACCGCCGCGCTCGAGCGCTACAGCGAGGACAGCCCGCAGGAGACGGCCGAGGATCTGACGCCGAACTCGGCGCAGGAGCTGCCGCTGCCGGCGGCGTGGGTGCTGGACTTCTCGTCGCTCAGGCTCCTCGAGTATCCGATCGGCAACCTGCCGCCGACCTTCCTCGACCAGGCGCGCAGGCGCTTCTACCGCAAGCCCTCGGGCCTGGTGATCCAGCTCGACGATGCGGTGGCCGTGTCGGCGGGCTCGGTGCGCTCGACCTACACGATCAAGCACCAGCTCGACGCGACGCACGACACGATCCCGCTCAAGCACCGCCAGGCGGTGGCGTCCTGGGCGGCGGCCATCTGCTGCCGCCAGCTCGCCGCGTTCTACTCGAGCGGCCAGGACTCGACCATCCAGGCCGACAGCGTGCAGCAGACCAACAAGGCGCGCGACTACACGAAGCGTGCCGACGAGCTCGAGACGTTCTATTGGAACGAGCTCGGCATCGATCCGAAGCGCGCCGCGCCCGCCGGCACGATCGTCCAGGTGCAGCAGTCGGACTCCTGGGGCGGCCCGAAGATCAGCCACCCGCCGATCCCGAGGCCCTGGTGAGCGGCGTGCCGATCCGCTTCAGCGCCGGGCCGACGAGCTTCAGCCTGCCGGCGGCCGCCGGCGCCGCTGCGCCGATGCCGCAGCGCTCGATGCAGCTGCGCCAGGTGCAGCACCGCTGTCCGAAGTGCGGCCACACGTCGCAGCTCTCTTCCTTCGCGCATTCGGACAACCAGGTCGCCGGGGTCAGCGTGACGCTCACGCAGTGCCAGAAGTGCGGCGAGTTCGGCGGCTCGCTGCCGATCGGGATGGCGGCATGAACGAGTTCGCGATCGACTTCTCGGAGCTCACCAGGTGGCGGGCGCAGATGGAGAAGGCGCCGACCATCGTGCAGGAGGAGCTGATCGCCGCTGTAACTGAGGCCGATCTGCTCATCGAGCGCGAGATCAAGGACGTGTGGCCGACCGCGAGCGGGGTGTCGCGCGCCTCGATCACGCATGTCGAGCGCGTGGCGGGCCTGGGCGTCGAGGGCTTCGTCGGCTCGACGCTCGACTATGTGCAGCCGGTGGATCTCGGCACGAAGCCGCACTTCCCGCCGGTCGAGGCGCTCATCGACTGGGTGCGCACCAAGCTCGGCATCGCGAACGAGAAGGAGGCGCGCGGCGTCGCGTTTCTGATCGCGCGCAAGATCTCGCGCGTCGGCACAAAGGGCGCGCACGTCTTCGACGAGACGCTCGCGCGGCTCGAGCCGCAGCTCGGCGCCATCTTCACCGCGGCGCAGGGCCGCATCCTCGCGCGCACGGGAGTGGCATGAGATGCCTCTCACGCTCACCTTCGACTCGGACCCGATCGCCGATGCCATCCTCGCCAAGATCAACACCGTCGCGGGCATCGGCAAGTTCTACGACTACGAGCGCTGGACGAAAGAGGCGGCGAAGCTCGTGACGCTCTACACGACGAATGCGCAGAGCGGCACGCGAGTGTATGGCGGCTTCATCGAGCAGCGCTCGATCCGCGAACGCTATCTCGACATCGCGCGGGCCATCATCGACATCACCTGGGGGATCACCTCGTTCATGTCGCTCGACGATGCCGACGAGAGCGAGATCCTGCACCGCCAGCAGGTGGGCCTGATCCGCGACGCGTTCAGGAACGACGACGACCTGGGCGGCCTGATCTTCTCGCAGATCCTGGATGAAGGCGCCGGCGCACCGCCGCGCGGCGTGCAGCTCGACTCGATGGACAAGGTGCTCTTCGCGGGCGTGCTGTGCACGCGCGCGCGGTGCTCGCTCGTGACACGCAGCATGCCGGTCTACAGCTAAGGCGGATCAAATCTTCAGGAGAAACCAAAGATGAGCCAAGCGAACTCCAACGCCACCAACCCCCATCAGCCAGGGCAGCGCGATGCCGGGAGTGCCCTGCCACAGCCTCCGACCAGGCCCCATCAGCCGGCGCAGCCGGCGCCGGACAGTCTCTCGCCGCGGCCGCCGTCGAACCCCACCACACCACACAAGCCGGGCTAAGGAACACACATGGACAAGTACAGCGGACAGAGCGGCACCTTCATCGTGGTGGACGGCGAGCGCGTGCGCGCCAAGCCCGACAGCGACGGCATGATCACGATCGGCGAGCAGAAGCTGCACCGGCCGGAGACGAACGAGAAGGGCGAGCGCGTCGATCGCGGCGCGGACCAGCAGGCGGCCGCGGCGCCGCAGCCCGCGATGCCCGAGCCGGCGAAGGTCGCGCCCTGGGCCACACCTGCCGAAGACAAGAAGGGGGAGTAAGCGATGGCACTCAAGTGGAACAAGAAGCTGCTCACGCTCAAGGCTGAGGTCACCTACGGCACGGATGCCGTGCCGGCCGCGGCGAACGGGGTGCTGTGCTACGACGTGGCGCTCAAGCCGCTCAGGCTCAACCTCGACCGGCGCGACTTCGCGCTGCCGTGGTTCGGCTACCAGGGAGACCTGGTGGTCGGCAAGTTTGTCGAGATCGACTTCAAGATCCCGATGGCGGGCGGCGGTGCCGCGGGCACGGCGCCTGGCTGGGGCGCGGCTCTCAAGGCATGCGCCGCCTCCGAGACGGTGAGCGGCGGCGTGTCGGTGACCTATGCGCCGGTGACGCCGGCGGTGGCCTCGGATGCTTCGTGCGACATCTACTTCTACCTCGACGGCCGCATCCACAAGATCGTCGGCGCGCTCGGCGACGCCTCGTTCATGCTGCCCGCTGGCAAGAAGCCCTACCTGCAGTTCCATTTCGTCGGGCTGTATGTCGGCCCCTCGGACGCGGCGCTCATCGTGCCGACGCTCTCCTCGTTCCAGAAGGAGATCGCGGTGAACAACGCCAACACGACGCCGGCGACGCTCTTCACCTACGCGGCCAAGTTCCGCAACATCGAGCTCGCGTTCGGCAACAAGCTCGACTACCGCAACCTGCCCAACTCGGAGGCGGTGCGCTTCATCGACCGCGAATCGATGGCGCGGGTCGCGTTCGAGAGCGAGCTGGTGGGCACCAAGGACTGGTGGACCTCGATCACCGCGGAGACGCTCGGCGCTCTCACCGTGACGCAAGGAACGGTGGGGGGCAACAAGGTGCAGATCACGGCGTCGCAGGGGCAGCTCCTCGAGCCTTCGCTCGGCGACCAGAACGGCATCGCGGAGGAGCAGCTGCAGATCGGCTTGAAGCCCACCACCGCGGGCAACGACGAGTGGTCCATCGTAGTCACCTAGGCGGCAATAACAAGAAGAGCCGCCAGCCCGCCGCGCTTTGCATCCCCTTTGCGCGGCTGGGCGACTAGGGCTCGGGACGGCGACCTCCCGAGCATACACCGCGGGGCGCAGGCGACTGCGGCCCGCGTTTTTTAAGGGGATTTGAAAAGGGGATTTACACGATGTTCAAGCTGGCAGAGGTGAAGCAGGTCGAGTGGCCGGTGACGGTCGCGATCCCGAAGGACGGCGGCGCGACGACGAAGGCGACGATGAGCGCGACGTTCAAGGTGCTCGCGATCGAGGAGCAGGACGCGCTCAACGAGGCGCGCGCCGACATCCTGGCCGAGGTGCTGATCGGCTGGCGCGGCGTGAACGACGAGGCGGGCGAGCAGGAGATCCCGTTCAACGAGGAGAACAAGAAGAAGCTGCTGCGCATCTCCTACGTGCGCGCGGCGCTGTGGAATGCCTGGAACGAGCTGCAGCTCGGACGTGCGGCCGCAAGAAAAAACTGAGGGAGGTCGCCGCGCACTGGGCGAAGAAGCCCGAGCGCCGCGACCTCGCGAAGACCTACGCGGAGGAGCGCAAGGCGCTCGCCGAGTGGGGTGCGAGCGAGGCGGACATCACGGCCGCGCTCGCGGCGCGCGAGCCCGACCCGGAGCCGGCGGTCGAGATCTGGCCCGAGCACCTCGAGGTGTTCGGCATCTTCTGCGCGCTCGAGACGCAGTGGCGCACCGCCGCGGGCCTCGTGGTCATGAAGACCGGGCTCGACTATCTGGCGGCGATCGCGCTGATGCGCGAGCACGCCATTCCGCGGAAGCGGCGCGTGGAGCTGCTGGAGGAGCTGCACGACATGGAGCTCGGCGCGATCGGCGCCTGGTACGCGGCGGCGGACGAGGAAGAGCCTGAGGTGACGTCGCTCAATGCCTGACTATGGCGTAACGCTCAGGGCCGACGGCTCGGGCCTGGTGGGTGGGCTCACCGAGCCGATCAGGCCCGCGAAGGAGCTCGAGGACCAGCTCGCGAAGACCGCGGCCGCCGGCAAGACGGCATCGGCCGAGTCGAAGGGCTTCACCGAGAACCTGAAGCAGCAGACCGGCGCGGCGAACGATACGTCGAAGGCGACGGAGTTCCTCACCTCGACGCTCGGGCGCCACCACCCGATGCTGCGCGCGGTGGCGACAGCGGGCGGACTCGTCGGCATTGCCATCGTCGGCATCGGCGTCGCGATGTTCGCGGCAGCCGAGCACGCCGACAAGTTCACGCAGCAGCTGAACAAGCAGGAGGCAGCGCTCACCGCGCAGGGGCGCGCCGGCGCGCTCACGCGCCAGGAGCTGACCAGCCTCACCTACCAGCTCGAGCTCTTGCCTGGTGTGACGCAGGCGGCCGCGGGGCAGACGATCGCGTCGATCGCCTCGATGCGGCAGATCGCGGGGCCGATGATCGTCGAGCTGGCGAAGCTCTCGGCCGACTACGCGGTGGCGGCCGGCGTCTCGCTACCCGACGCGGCGAAGCGGCTCGCCACCGCGTTCGCCGATCCGGCGAAGGGCGCGAAGGAGCTCGACCGCGAGCTCGGCATTCTTTCCGCGACGCAGTACGAGTCGATCCAGCGCTTCATCGCCTTCGGGCAGACGACGGAGGCGCAGGAGGTGCTGGTCGGCGCGCTGCGCGATCGCATCCAGGGGCTGAACGAGCAGGCGCTCACGCCGATGCAGCGGCTGCTCGAGGGCTTGTCGAAGGTGTGGACGGTGACGGTGCAGCTCACCGCGCAGGGCTGGTCGCCCTATGAATTCACCGGCGCCTCGAACATGCCAGGCGACAGCGGGGCCTTCCCGCCGTCGATGGCGCAGACCTACGACATGCGCGGCTTCACTGGCGATGCACGCGACATTCGCGCGCAGCAGGCGCAGGAGGCGGCGCGGCGGCTGCAGGACCAGATCAAGGCCGTGGTGGGCACTGACGCGTTCGGCACGCAGCGGCAGGATCTGCAGGGCACGATCGCCCAGGCGTCGGGCATCCTCAACCAGGCGGGCAACGAGCTCACGCCCGAGCAGTACGAGCGCATCTCGCGCGCGCTACAGGATGCACGCGACCGGCTGCGCGAGCTGACCGACGGCCCGGCGATGAAATCGCTCGCCGTGTACGGCCAGCAGTGGGCGCAGTCGGCGGAGGCGGCGGCGGCGTCGGCCGACCAGATGGTCTACACCGTCGGCGAGGACGGCAAGCAGGTCGCGCACACGCGCGAGGAGTGGGCGCTCTTCGAGAAACAGGCCACCGACACGGCGATGGCGGTGGCGAAGGCGGTGCACGACTTCAACATGGGCGTGATGGGCGAGGAGGAGCAGCTCGCCACGCGCGTGCAGTCGCCCGACCAGGTCGCCTACGACAGCGCGAAGTGGCAGGCGGCGCACGATCGCATGAAGCGCGACTTCCAGTCG